TTTGGTAGGCGAAATTATTGGTGAAGCTGGTGTAATTGTGCACGCCAGAGAGTTGCGAGTCGCGAAACGTAATGATCGGCCCCGGCTGATTCACGAACGTAAACACGCACAGCACATCGGATGCGGAGCGGAAATTGATCTGCGAGGACTGATCGAGATTAAAGAAACTGATATTCCCTGAGTTCCAATTGCTTTTCATAAGCAATGAGAAATCAGTGGCGTGCTCGATTCTTAAGCCATTGGCGCGAAATTGCTGCACGCCGCCCGCGTTCGGCTGCCCCAATAAATTAAATATATAGGTCGTCGCGGACGGCTGATTATTCGAAACGTCGCAATCGTCAATGAAGAATTGACCGCCGAAACTAGCATTGATCCACGGGCATTTGGCATCCCAGAACTTGCACTTCGTCCACCAGAAGTTTAGGAATTCATCGTTAGCATTCGTTGCGACCGATGAGCCGTTGGTATTTGGCACCAATGCCGTGCCCATGAAGGTAGTTGATATCTGAATTGCTGTTGGCGAGGCGGCGACTATGAAGTACGTCGTCGAGGTGGCAATATTGCCGACCGTTGTGCCAAATGTCGTCGTCTGACCGACCGCGAAGCCGCCATTGATATTAGTCATCGCGAGCGAAGCATTGCCAGAGGTAATCGTGCAATTTGCAGGGGCGGCAATATAGAGCCAATTAGCGATATTGCCGGACGCTACCGTGCAGTGATCCCAGCGCCATTCCGAATTATTGTTACCCCCGCTCACTAAAGCGATGTTCTGCCAAGTCCCTTCCCACGCGCAGTCATAGTGGTTGAAGTACTGGATGTTCGATAGGCCGCCCTGCTCCGATGACTGATAAAAATCGGACGTGGCAGAATTACCGAAGAAAGTTATTCCTTCGAATTGCACATTGCCTATCAGGCGGTTATAGCAAAGCGGGCCCGGCGTTGCTGGCGTGTAGACGATCCAAGTCAGCCCCTGGCCAGCGCCTTTGAACTTCAGTCCCCACATCTTCGATGTCGGGCCCTTAGTGAGTCCCGGCATCATTGCGTACGACTGGTTAATGTAGAAGACGCCAGCGTTTAAGGCAATCACGGCATATCCGCCAAAAGCATCGCCGTCCGGCTGTATAAGCGGATTGCTGATCGCGAGGTTATAGGCTGAGATAAACGCTGCGGTATCGGTCACCCCTGAGGTGTCGCCAGAAGCATTGAGCGCGGAACCTAATACGCCCACAAGCGTCGTACCGCTGCCTGCCGAACCCGTAGGGCCAGTTGGCCCAACACCGGCGCCCGTGGGTCCTGTGGGGCCAATAGGGCCGGTAGGTGAATTGCCGGCCGGTCCTGTTGGGCCTGTCGCGCCAACGCCTGGGCCTGTTGGACCTCCTGAACCAGTTGGACCCGTAGGGCCCTGCACGCCGAATGCCGGGCCAGTTGGGCCAGGATTGCCGATCGGGCCAGTTGGGCCTTGCGGTCCTGCTGTGACTACCTGCACCACATTGGTATTCGTCTCTTGGACGATGACTTCGGTGGGCGGGACGCTCATGGCGTCACTCCGGGAGCCACTGTTACGGATCCCATTAGAAGCCGCGTCGAGACGCCTGCGGAGCTGGTGAGCAGGAGGTCATAGACTCCATTCCACCATGTGAACAGCGCGGTCGCGGTCGCGGGAATATCGAGCGTTATCGTGCCGGCCGTACCGCCTAGCGTGATGTTCGAGGAAGCGTCGTAAAGAATCGTTGTCGAGAGCGCGAATGGGCGAATTTGCAGCGCGGCGGTGTAGCCGGTCAAAGCCACCGGTCCGGAAGTAGCACCCACAGTTCCGCAGCCGCAGAAACCCGCAATCCATATGAACACTTTTTCAAATGTCGCGAATTGGTTGATCTGCAGGTTATAGGTGCCGGTTTGTTGGCTCATTCAGCCTTCTTGCCTTGCGCAGTTACGGTCATCACCGTATCGGTACAGGCTTCTTTAAACCACTTCTGCGCGTATTGCTGGCGCTCGGCGTTCCACAAATTCATATCAGGATGCAGCGAATAACCGCCGCCCCAACTGAAGTCGCAGTCAAAGCCTTGCGGGTTGAATTCAATATCGATGTGCGGAGCATTGGCTTTGCGCCACTCGCGCCACAGGTAGTAATAGGCGAATTCGGATACTGGCGGCCACTTGTGGGTCGGATCACCATAGGCGCGTTGCGATGCCCAATGCGGCGTGATGATCGTAGCTTTTCCGCCATTGATTAGCACGCGATACATCTCGTTGAAAATGTGCACGCGCTCCATAGCATCGAAATGCTCAAGAGCGTGCGAAAGGTGAATGTCGGAAACAGAATTGTCAGCCCATGGCCACGGCTGGCGAAGGTCGGCAACTAGGTCGAGTCCTTCGAATGGAATAGCGTCCACGGATAGGTAGCCATCCATCTTCGACTTGCCAGCGCATAGATTTAGCTTCAATGGCGCTGCGGATTCTTTTACTACTGCGTTCATATTTTCCTTCACCACATCATGTCTTGGGAGGCGTCGTAGTGTCCGACACGTACATCGCAAGCGATGGCGCACCTATAACCGTACTTGCGTGCATCGCCCCAGAAATACAAATCTTGGGTGGCCATTCCTAGACCATCCTTGCCAGTCAGCGTTTTAAACCACGGCTTTCGCAGGCGCTCATCCTTGAACATAGAAATGCGCCACAGGTTAAACCCCATCCCAGTTCCGCAGCATTCCACTAAGCCGCCGCTCGGGTCTCCAGGTTGCGGCCTAAAATTAGGCGTAGGATCTTTTGGATCTCCCCATATTTGAGGCACCCCGCCCTCAAATTTCGTATGGTATAAACCGCCGATGCAATCCAATTCCGGGTATGCTTCCATGTGCTCAATAAGCTTTATCACCCCGTCTGGCGGAGGCGCATTATCATGCTCCATCGTCAGAATATATTCCCAGGTGCTAAGTTCTGGATGTGCCAATATCTGCTCGATTGCGTTCGAATACGCATCGCCTACTTCCATGCCTAGCGCGAGCATTCGATAGAGCCCGTTGTTCGGCGGGAATGCAAGATTCCTCCATGCAAGCACGCACTTTGCCGGAACCATATCGCCAGATGGCATGATTTCTACGATGCGCTGCTTTTTCCAAGATCCTGACTTTAGAATGCGCGAGCGCGTGGCGTGCAAGTCCTTGTTGTGCTCACCGCCAAAATCCTGCACCACCAACTGAGGCTTTGCGCTCATCAACTCACCCACGCGATTGAGGCCGTATTCTGCGGCGCTGCCGGTAAAGATATAACGAAGCCTTGCACCTGACCAGTGTTACCAGCATCGCCAACGTGAGTCAGCGACGCGCTCAATGTTCCCGTAGCGCCTCCCGCATTGTTCACGTTATCGAGTGATGAAAGAACTCCGTTGTTATTAGATGCCGCCACCGAGAATGCAACAAGAGTATTAGTGTATCCAGTGATAGTAGTTGAATAGCTAGTAATACCTGATTGCCCGGTTGGTGATGCTGCGCCGATGACAACGACAATATCATCACCAGCAAGCGCCGTTATTCCAGTCATAGGGTAGGTAATAGGATACGTTTCACTTGAACTGGCAGCCGTTACTGAGGAATTACCAAACGCTGCACCGACAGAACTATTTATGCGACCTGAATAGACGCGAATGTGCTGCTTCCAAAATCCTGCCTGGCTTGAAGTTGTGCTGTAAGTCGGTGTGCCGACATCGCCGACGGCCGCGATCTTCACGGCTATATGCAAGGCATCAGAGCCAGTCGCTGCCCAGAATATATCTGGAATACTGATGCTAGCCCCAGGTGTGAATCCGGAAGGATCAGTGAATGTTGGCGTGCCATTCCCCTCGCTGATCTCTGATACCAATATAATCAAATCCCCAAGAACTATGTTAGACGCGCCAGCATATGTCATAGATGCGGACGTAACTGCAGTTGAGGACGTCTGAGCGATCGAGGTAGTGCCGCGAAGTGCCATTAGAAGTTACACCCTATTGAACCAGAGCCATCCATAGCTCCACATGTAGTTCCGCCGATTACAGCTAAGCTATTGGTCGCGAAGCTAGAAGTATTAAGCGCGGAAGGACTGCCGGTGAAAGGCGTTGAGGTTATGATCGTGCTGCTCTGATCGCAACCAGTAGTTGATTGCCAACTAGCGAATGACCCTAGCGAAACGTCGTCAACAGTTGAGAAATCTAGACCGGTGCCATAAACGTTATCGTTGAACGTCGAATTAGCGACCCCTATGCTGCTGATCTGAACGAACATCGATTGCGCTCGATATCCGTCAATCGCGTACACGAGATTGTTGAAGTACTGGAGCGCCGCACCGCTCAATCCGTCATCACAAGCCATGGCCCAGAAGCTGGGATAATTGGCTGTTCCGTAGAACGTGTTGTTGAAAATCTTCCACGTCCCATGAGCCATGGTTGAGCCCTGTGGGTGCAACCACATCATTCCTAAACAGATGTTGTGATGGAAAACCGAGGTAACGCCGGCTGCGGGCTGCTGGCTGACTACAACACCCTGTGCAATTCCCGAGTCGGTGTTTGCCGCGCTCCCGAAGTTGCCGTGATCGAAATAGTTATATGAGCAGTTGGCGAAGTCTGAATTGAAATCCTTCTGCATGACCGAATTGCAGTTATAGGTCGTGTTGTTCGTGATGACGGTAGCATCCGCCAAGCTCGAGCTATTGCCTAGGCCACCGATTGCGTTGAGACCCCACACCGGGGAACCGCCGCCGCCCGTGACGGATAAGTCGTGAATCTTGTTGTTGTGGATTACGAGGCCGTTGACAGTCGCGTACCTGATCGCGCCAGGATTGTTGCCAGATGTCGGAATCTGGCCGCTGTAGATGTCACAGTTTTGAATTACGACGTTCGGCACCTGAGTACTGTAGTCGGCCATAATGGCCGCGTACACGAAAAATCTTAAGCTCAACCCGTCATAGGTAACGAATCCGGGGTGAGGGACTTGGGTTGCGCTGTCCGCGCTTTGCCCCATGCCTATTCCGGTCTGATTGGTCGAGAAGGTTCCATTACCAAAATCAATGACTGCCCATCTTGGCGTGTATACCCCGGCTGAATTGCAGGATGCGAGATAGGTGCTTGCGCTTGACGTTCCACCGTCCACATTGAGAACAGGCTGAGTGCCATTGCCGTTCATGATTGATAGAAGTGTCGTTTGTGTGCCACCGACTGTACCGTGCGTGATTGGCTGATTTAGTGAGTATGTCAGTCCAGATGGCGTCCCTGAAGTAGTAACTAGTGCTTGCGCAGCGGATCCTCCCAGCGTAGTCAGAGTCCCAGTAGTAGTGCCGTTGGTTACGCTGACATAGTACATCGTGCCGCTGACATATCCAGATATGGATCCAGTTCCCCCAAATGTTCCCGAAATCATCAAATATTGTCCAACTGTCAGCGAAGTCGAAGTACAGGAGAACTGACCTGCGGTACCTGTGATTGAAAATCCTGAAAGAGTTACGCCCACATCGCCAATGATGCCAATATTATGACCGCGATAGGTAGATTGCTTGGTGTTAAGTGCGGTGATAGACCATGGAGAACCGACCGATGTTCCCGCGTTATTATCGTCGCCACTAGCGGAAATGAAGAAATTAAATGTCGGAGCGCCAATTGTATACGCCGCGCTTCCCACCGCGCTATTACTAAATCCTGACGCCACTCCAATCGCTTTAATGGTCTCGCTTGCACTCACCGTCAGCGGCCCGGAGTAAAGCGTCGTCGTGCCGGTAATCGGAAAAGTCGGCGTAGAGCCATCTATCGTGAAATAAATGGATGAAGATGGAGTGGAGCAGGATAGGCTTACAGTCTGAGTGCTCGAGTAAGAGCCTGCAGGGGGCGAAAATGTTGGCGTCGCAGCCTGCGGCAATGAAGTGCCATAGCCGATTGAAAAGCCACCCGATACCGCGATGTGGCCGCCGATTTCGACTATGGCGCTCATCTACGCCGTCACATTGGCGAATTGCACCGGAGAGTAGTTATCTACCGCGTTGCCACCGGAGCCTGCACCAGAGATAGCCGATAGCGCCATTGAGGAAGGCATTCCGGCCGATGTCGTGGACCACAATCCCTGCCCAGGCACGAACTGCATGCTATTGGCGGGCACTTGGCCGATAAGTCCCTGCAACTGCTGCCCAGGACCCAGCGGCACGACCACGTTGCTGAACGACATGCCATTGGTGTTGGCGAACGTGGTATTAGTCATTTGGCCGATGAATAGATCAAAGCCGCCCGTGTAGTTTACGTTGATCGGCACAGACAGACGCCTAATGCCGGTGATCGATGCGTTAGAGGCGTTGCTGGAATTCGTCATCGCGTAGGACTGCGAGCCGCTTGAGAGCAGCGTCAATGTCGATGCATTGAGCGAATACAGGCCGACGAACGCCGATATCGTTTGCGCCATCGTGGACACGGCCAGCACCGCGGCGGACGCGGATATCATGATGTCAGCGCGCGAAGCCGTGAATGGGAAAGGCGCAATTGCCGGATATACTTGCACGCTGCCTAAACCATTTTGCGTAACGGTCGTACTCTGCACCGCCCCTAGAGCTTGGAAGAAAGACAGTTGCGGAATAGCGGCACCGATGGAAATTGTAGAGGCGTTGACTGCGACGGAAACCAAGCCTGTGCCGGAAATAGACGATGTCGCAGGCGCAGATATGAGCACCGAACCGCCAGACATACCGGCAGAGATAGCGCCCCCTAAGGAATACGATATGGACTGATCTGCGACTGTGCTGCTAGAGGATTGCCCTACGGTGTTGCCGTTAAAGAATAGCGCCTGCGTGGTGGCTACAATGGCGCCAATGCTGCCTGCCGTGTTGGTGAAGCTCACCCCATTGCCATTGGTGAACGAAAGCGTCGAGAAGGTGCTTGAGCCACCGCCGGCTGAGAAGGCCTGCCCAGACTGGGTGTAACTCGCGCTGATGCCATTCGCGCCGCTTGAGCCGAACGAAATACCGTTGGCGTTCTGGAAAGTCACGGTGCCGGATGTGTAGGTCGTGTTCGACACCACAAGGCCGCTGATACCCGTTTGTGCGCCGCCAGCATTCGCCCCTGAGATAGTTATCGTTTGAGCGCCCGCCGCGCCGCTTGAGACCGACAGGGTGATGTTATTGCCACCGGCGAATACCACTTGACCTGAATAGATGCCTGTGTTGCCGGAAGTATTACCACCCGTTGACACACCGGCCGAAAGCTGCGCGCCACCTCCGGCGCCTGCGCTGATGGTCACCGAGGCGCCGTTCTGCGATAACGTGATGTTATTGCCACCGGCAAGCACTAGCGTGCCGCTGCTGACATTGGAGAATCCAGCGCCAGCAGAAGTTGAATTGCCGCCAATGGAAACGGCTGCGGCATTCGCTCCTAGCGAAATCGTTGCTCCTGCGATGGCGACACTTAAGTTGCCAGTACCGCTTATCGACGAGGTAGCCGGTGCGTTAATTGTAATCGTGGCAGCAGAGCCTGCGGCTCCGGTCGCCTGGGATAGAGATATAGGCCCGGAACCCACGAGGACCACGTTGCCAGTGGATACCGTGCCAGTGGCACCTGCGGTGTTTCCGGCCGTTGAGACGCCGAAATTAACGCCGCCGCCCCCGCCACCACCCGCGCCGCTGATGACATACGAGCCATTCGATACCCCTACTGAGACGTTGCCAGCGCCGGCGAGCACCAGAGAGCCGATAGACTGCGTGCCGCTGGTGCCTAAAGTGGTGTTGGACGCCGCGAACATGGACTGAGATATGCCGGTCGAGGCGGGCGCGGAAATGATTAGAGAATTCGAAGACCAGCCGCCTGAGACGATGCCGGCGAATGAGACGTTTAGGCTATTTAGAGGATACGCGCTCGAGCTGCTCTGACCTGTCGTGTTGCCAGCGGCAAATACGTTCCCGGACGCGCCCGAGTTCGAGGCCCCTGAGATGAAGATCGATGCCCCAGATTGCCCGATCTGCACATTGCCCTGGCCGACGAATGAGAGCGAGCGAGCATCATACGTGCTCGAGCTACTCTGCCCAAAGGTCTGCGACTGCGCATAGACGCCAACCGTCTGATTGGTCTGACTCGGGACGTTAATCGACACCGTGCCGGAGCCGCCCGCTGCGGATCCGGACAGAGTGACATTATTACCGCCAACCAGCACGATTTGCTGCGACTGCACACCCGTGATGCCAGCCGTATTACCGCCAGTCGAGATGCCAACGCCTGAGAACAGCGTCGGCAAAGTCGGCGCGGAGAGCAATATCGACCCGCCGCTCCAGCCAGCCGAGATCAACCCGCTCGCGACAATCGAGAGCGAGCGCGCATCATGGGTATTCGAAGTCGATTGCCCGGTCGTGTTGCCAAAGATATACACGCCATCGGTCTGATTCGACTGCGAGGCGGTCGCCGTGATGGTGCCGTTATTGAGCCCGAAAGAGACGTTATTGGCATTACCGAAGGTCACGCCGCCGAACTGGCCGGTGGTCGTGCCGGCGCTGATAGAGAGGTTCGCCGCCGCCGCCGTGTTCGCCGAAATGGTGACCGAGTTGCCGTTCTGGCTTAAGGTGACGTTGTTGCCACCAGCTAGGAATAGCGTGCCGGTGGAAACTAACGACAGGACGCCCGCGGTATTGCCGCCCAGCGATGCATTAATGCCTCCCGCACCACCCCCGCCGCCGCCGATGTCTGAGACAGCGATCGAGAAATTCTGCCCGCCACGCGCAATAGGGATCGCGTCCGAAGGCTGCGCCGGACTCCCTGCTGGTAGCTCGGATATCTTCTCGTTTGCCACTAGTAGGGCACCGAGCTCGCCTGGACTACCGTCGCGGTGACGCCATTACCCGCAATGCCAGCGGTTTGATTGATGCTGATGAATAGCGGTATCGCTGTGAGGATGGTGTAAATCGAGGTCGTCGCTCCAGTCGCCGCAGTGTCTGGCGATGGCAGCCAAGTCATCGAGCCTTGCGCGACAGGGTTCGTGGGGCTGTTCGGATCATCGTTCGAAACCTGCACCGAGTAGGTCGGCGCACCCGTGATGACGCAGGCGATGGATATCTGCCCTGGGGCCCAGTCGTCCATTCTCGCGAGATTCGATCGGCCTACGCCGTTGGTGGTGATAACGATTGGTCGCATCGACTACTCCAAAAATGAAAACGGGGCCACTAAAGCCCCGTTGTTATGCCTAGGGCCAGCGGTGCCCTGTCGTTGTCAGCCTTAATCCTCACCCATCGAATATTCGCCCTTCATCAGCTCGCGCCCCGGCGCATCATTGCCCTTGCGCGCGGAAGTGAACGGATTCGCATCCGAAGTCGCTTTACCGCCGCTCTTGCGCGGCTTGCGCCCCGCATGCATGTTCGGCTTATCGCCCGTGACCTTCGGCTCATCGGAGCCGTGCTTCTCGGGACCGAAGCCCGCTTTGCCGCCGCGCTTCTTCTTCGCGCGACCGCCTTTCTTCATCTCTTCGGCTTCCGAATCGATGTTCTTGGCATTCGTGCGCGCCTCGTTCTTGGTCTTCACGTCCTCTTCAGGCTCGTTCACGCCGCCGGTTTCTCGATGCTTTCTGCCTTTCATTCGATTACTCCGAAGCCCAATTTACGAGGCTAAATTTATTCCCTGCAAATAAGAAACCGTCAGCGTGCCAACAAAGGTGTTGGTCGCGGTAAATGTAACCGTAATCTGCACATCGGTGTTGCCAACGTTGTCCCATAGCAGCGCCTGCGCAGAGGTGCTGGGGGAGATTCCCGTCGCTTGCTGACCCAAGGTCGCCGTGGTGCCAACCGTGCCTGCCGTCAGCGCCGTAGTGCCGCCTGCCGTGGTGCCAACACCGAAAGTGCCTGTGCCGACAGTGGTCGTCATCATGTAGATGTCGATGATCTGACTCTGCGCGGGAATCACAATCGTCGTGGTGAAGGTCGTCGCCGCGTTCGTCACGCCAGCCTGTGACTGGGACATCTGCACGTAGCCCTGATTGGCCGTGCCGACATTGGTTTCGCCAACTGCCGCGAGCGTGCCAGAGCCGTCGGAATGGATGATGTTGCCAGCGATCAAAGGGCCGGTGAAGACGGTGCCCGGAAAAATCGGGCTTCCATTGGGATTTGGCGAGACGCCCCCGTTGATGTCAGACACTAGTGAGACTCCTCAGTGGGGACTACGGTCAGCGTCGGCGCGGCGATGGTGCGGCCTGCGTGCTTGTCGAGGTACTTTACGGCGGCGAGCAGTACGTCGCGATTGTCTTTAGCTTTGCCGAGCATCTGATTGCACTCTGAGCAAAGCAGCGCGCGGATGGCCCCAGTCGCGTGATCATGATCAACAGCCAGAGCTTTCGGCTTACCGCCGCGCGTGGCTTTTTCAACTTCGTTGCAGATCGCGCAAACGCCATTCTGGGCGACTAGCATCTGTCCGTATTCGGCCAGCGTAATTTTGAATTTCGAGCGCAAATATGAATCCTTCCAATCTAACGGAAATCGCTCTCTCGAATCACGCAAGTAATCTGCTCTTGAGCCTGCATCATTGTGATCATATTTGACGGGCATGGAATTCGACATACGAAGATTGTTGATCTTCAAATTTAGTTGATTGCCATCGTCAAAACAGATCTTTCCAGTCGGCCATTCTCCGTGCGTCAATAACCATGCAACACGAGCCACAGCCATCGATTTACCGAATACACGCACATAACGATAAGCGCGCGTTTGACCATCCTTGCTGACATTCGTGGCCTTTGTGCATCCAGCCTCCATTCCCACCATCACTTTGCTGGCCGTTTTTGCTTTCCACCAAAGTTTTCCAGTTTCGCCGTCATAGCTAAGAATCGCGTCCAGTTGGTCGAATGTCATCGAATCATTGTCAAAAGGCATAGTGCTCTCCGATTCCGTATTAGGAACCGCAGTATAACCTTTTGTATTCAAGCTATGCAATTTTTTGTCCGCGATATTACAGATAACTTTTGATAAAGTTATTAGGTGGTTGGGAAGAATCCATAGGCAGCACGGGGGTTAAAATATGAAAAACTGAGTCTCTGATAACCTTTCACTAAAAGGTTATCGGTAGTGAAGTCTACTTGCATATCCGTTTCAAACGGAATTCTGCTCATGAACGCCAGTCCCGCGATGTTCGTCAGCAAGAACCACGCAAAGTTGGACGTCAAGAAGTCCATGACCATGTAGCCTTCCGGCACGCCGCCGGCCGTGGTCAGGATGGCATTCACATCGTTGTCCGCGGTACCGGGGCGAAGCTCGGTCTTCAAGAGACGAATCGCCACAGGCTCCAAGGTCGGCGGCACGATCAGCTTGCGACCGCGCGAGAACATCTTCAGGCCCGCTTGGTCCTTAAAGTTCGTGCGAATCGAGATCATGCCATTCAGCAGCGTCGCTTCGTTCAAATCGACCTGCGTTGCCGGCGTGTTGGCGAACGTGCCGCCATCGATGGGGTGCGCGGTTGAGAAGAGGGCCACGCCGTCGCCGCCGACGCTCGGGTTGTAAGTCGTGCCGGTATTGAGCACGTTCGCGCCGTAGATTTCCAGCGCTTGGCTGAAGGACTCAATCAACCCCAGGTTTGAGGGGTGGAATTGCGTCTTGTAGAGATTGTCGTCGATAGCTTTGCGTGTGATCGCATATCCCAACCCAAGCTCAATGTGCTCTTGGTTGTAGACGTAGCGCTCGCCAGCGTTGTTGTCGAAGCCGGTTTGGCCGCCTTCGGTTTTGAGCTGCGCCAATCCCAAGTACCGCATTTCGGCGGTGCGCTCGAGGGCGAGCTTCGAATCGAACTTCGTGAAAACTTTCGAATACTGATTCGGAATTTGCTCGTACTTGCCTGTAATTCCGCGCAGCCCTGGCAGCAGCAGGTCTTTAATCGCACTAAGATTAACGGCCATTTTATGCCACCACCGAGAGGGTGACTCTCGTCTCCGTGTTGTTGAAGGCTACGATGACGTAGTTGAAAGCGCCCGTTTGGGTGCCGTTCGATCCTGGCGGATCCAAGACGAGTTTGACCATTCTCCACGGCAGCGTTGCCGTCACTGCGGCAGTCGTGCCTGGCGTGATGAAGGCTCCTGACAGACCATTGGCAGTCGTGCCGGTGCCCATGTTGTGATTGACGTTCGCGCCCATCTGCGCCTGTGTCGCGCCAGTCGCGTCCGACTGAACCACGAACTGCGCGAGAGGATCGTTGATCACATACGCTTCAATGGTGGACTGCGCCGTTGAGGCTACATCGGTACCGGGCCAGTAGTTGCTCCACACGGTGCGCTTTTGCGAGGTGGAGAGGTATTTGCAGCCCTGGAAGACGCCGCAAGTCGCGACCGCCGTGGCAGTCGTTGAAGGAATGATGGTGCCATCGCCTGCGCCAGCGCGCTGCACTGGGTCGCCGTAGAAGATTGCGGCGGCGTTGAAGTCGATGCCGCCGTTCGCAAACGTAGTCTGCTCCATGGTCGGCGATGAGCCGGTGCCTTGGAACTGGCGGAAGCCGAAGGGAGCGCTGATGTTGGCCATAGACGAAACCTCATCTGAGGGTCGTCATGGCTACCGGAGCAATGATGGGACCGAAGAAATCTTTTAAATCGAAAGTCGCACCGGGCGACTAGTGACAGCGTTATCTCACACGTTTTGTAGGAATGCAACTGTTACGTGAAAAATACTGCCAAAAGGAACGATGTAAAGGAAGCCGCGAACAGATTAAATCGCGGCGGCGATGGAATGTTGATGGTCGCAAGGATGCCAAGAACTAACGCGAGCACTAGGAAAAAGTAGTGCATATTTAGAGTTATGGGGTGCATCATTTCTTCACCGGTATTAGCACTGGACCTGTCGTATCGAACTGCGCCGGGATCACCACGATTGCCGTGGTCGGCTGATACGACGGCTTCAATTCGTTGAGAATTTCTTGGATCAAGTGCTCGAGCCGATCGACTTTACGATCTAGCTCGCGCACTTTTTCCAATATCTCGAGTTCCTGCCACGTGAGCAGGGTCATGTTATTTCGCTCGGCGAACGCTCGCGGCCGCGGCAACCTGTGCGGTCACGGGAGTTACCGTGATGCCGGTGCTCGGCAGGAAGGATGCCGGCGAGCCAGCCTCGGTGAAGGTCTGCGTGACAGGCGTACCCAGCGTCGCGCCGTTGATGTCCAAATCGGTCGCGGTGACCGTGCCGGCGCCCGGAGCTACGGAAGTGCTGAACGCCCAAGGGGTGGGGGTCTCTGCTCCGGTCAATAGCACAGCTGTCTGCGGCGTACCGGTCGAGTCAGTGACCACGATAGAGGTCGATGCGAACTGCGCGCCGGTCGGCGTGGGAATAGATGCGCCTTTGGTGACGGCGACGATGACTGGGACGAGAGGTGTGCTCATGAGATTTCCTTTATGAACTGATCGGTGGAAAAACCTACGCGGACGCTACGCTTAAAGTTTGACGAAAATAAGTCAGTGCTTGGCTATATGGAGCGTGAGGGAACGACTACTTCGGCACCCTGCCGGCGTCCTTCGAACGATCCTTGTGGATGTCGATCAACGGTTCGCCCGCTCGCGCCATCCGCTTCAATTCGTTGAAGTCAGATGTCTCTTTAGTTGCCGCTTCGAGCGCTTCTGTCTTGGCTGCTTGACCTTTCTGGTACGGCATCCACTCAGCCCACATCTTCACGCTCGAAGGCATTACTGTGCCATCCTGCACCAGATACACGCTAGTGGCCCTAAAAGGCTCGCCATTCCCGTCGAATCCTGCGACATTCACGTACATATCGTTGTGAACATAGACAATTTGTGCAGTTTCCGGTTGCGCTAGATCGATGCTATCGACGCGGCCTCTGATCCAGACCACTCGACCGACAGTCGGGGTGATCACTTCGGCACCGCAATCGACTCGCGATCGCGCCGAATATTTGTGAGCGGCGTGCCCTTGTTGTCGCGGTCAAACGTGCCCGGCGGCGCGCCCTTCAACTGCTCTTCCTTCTGGCGCACCTGGGATGTCGCCTTGCGATGCTCGCGAGCGTTGGCTTCTGCGGTGATGACCGCGGGGCGCTCCATCAGCACCATGCCCTGACGGTCAATCGTGGTGCCTTTGTAGGTATCTGGCATCAATTCAGGGTGCCTCGAGGCGGGAACCGGCTCCCAGCCCTTCATCGCGATTTGCACCTGATAGCCGGGATCCTGAGCGCCAAGCACCGTAAAGCGCTTCCACTCATAGCTCCAGCCGTCCGGGACCATGCGCGGGTCGATATAGAACTCATTCACGCCATCATCATCGAGCCCTGCGCCCATGTGCTCGTGAAGCTCGGCGGCGCGGCGCGCGGCGCGGGTGCGGGGGTCTTCCTCGGCGAAGGTCTCGTTAGGGGCAGGCTTGGGCGGCTGCGGCACGGCAGCTGCGCCGAGTCCGGCCGTGGGAAGCGGCGCGTGCGGGCCTGAACGGCGGCGCGGGGGTTCGCCGATGATGGGGTCTTCGTTGTCAGACATCAGATTTCTCCGTCTCAAAAAACACTTCTCTTTCAATCGGTTCGTCTTTCATCGGATAAACCGCATCGACGGCGTATCTGCCAAACATAGAACGTCTAGCAATGTGATTCTCAAAATCCAAATCAGACAGTAATGCGGTCAAATGAGGGCCATCGACCTCCGTATGAAGATACCGCATCGTGCCAGTGCCGTTATCATTTCGGCTATACCAAGCCACGATCATCGCGTTTATCGGCGGATGCTTTTTGAATTCTTCGCGCGCCTTGGCAAGTATTTGTTCCGGCGAGCCATCGCCTTCGTGTCGGACACTCAATTCATGCGCCCCTCTGCCCTCAACGCAACCAGTTGCCTGGCATATTCTTCATCCGTCATCCCGTTCAATTTCGCGATCTCGCGCTGCTCGGCACTGAGGCGCACGACGTTCGGGCGTGAGCCACCGCCATTGCCAGACCTTGAGACTGGCGCGCCTGCCGGCGGCGGCGAGCGCTGGCTGATCGGGCGCGCGGCGTCGGAGAGCGCTACTTCGGTGTCGCCTTCCGTGTCATCTGAGGGGGGCGCCTTCTTCGCAATCCTCAGGGTATCTTCGATATCGGCGAAATACCCATCGGTGTCCGCCTTTTCGCCGCGGGCGAGCGCGAGATTGTGCGCGGCTATCATTTGCTGATTTTTCGTATCATCTCGGATGTATTCCGGATGCGCGCGCAACCATTCGCGACTTCGCGGGTACTCAGGGCCAATATTGTTGACGTATGCCTCCACCTGATCGGTAATTGGTCTGGGCTGAGGCTTTGGTGCCTTCTCAAGTTGCGTCTTGCCGTTCTCGAGCTGCAAAAGCCTAGCCGAGTTCGTGCCAATCTCGCGCTGCACCTTCGCAGCTGCTGCCCAGTCGCCCGCAGCGGCGGCTTCGGCGTATTTGCTTTCCAAAACGTCGAGCGATTGCGTCACGGTGGCAATTGCGCCCTTCACTAGGTCCAATTGCGTCGCTTGAACGTCGGTTTTCGCCTTCACCTCACCCGATTCAGCCTCGCGCGCACGCTGTTCGGCCGCTACGCGCGCCGCTTGCTCATCGGCAAGCTGCTTTTTGAGCTTTTTGATGCCCTCTTCGGTGTCGGTGGCGGCCGCCGGCGTCGCTACGGCAGGGGACTCGACGACTTCGGCGGCTTTCGCGGGCTTCTTGGCCGGTTTTTCCGTAGCTTTGGCGTCGATTTCATCCAAATCGATCTTAATTTCGTCAGTTGATGCGCTCATTCGGCCTCTGTCGTGTAGATCGGCGGCGGGGATGGACATTTTTTTACCAAATCATCCCTGGGTTCGGAATCTTCATTCGAATTTGATCATCAAACACGAGCCGGCAGTTCGTGAACGCCTTCGGATCCGAGGTATCCTCGCCGCCGTTGACATCGAGCGGCCAAGTATCGCTCGGGCGCGTCACCACCCAGTCATGCAATTGCACATCGACGCCATACGTGACGCCGGTCGCCTCGTTGGTGCGCACGAACCTGCACGCCGAACCGATCTTGACCACCAGTCCCACCTTGCCCTGGTAGTTGTCTTCCTTGCGCGTGCGATCGGTTAGCAAGATTCCGCCAGCGGACTTCTCAGGGCGGATGTAAATCGCGACTAGAACTTCGTTTTGCGCGATTTGGACCTGCGAAAGATCGCCCAGCTTGTCGAGAATGGCTTGCTTTTCGTCTAACACAGGGTCGGACTTTTTCAATGCGGATGGCATACGTTACCTTATTGTTTCAACTGTGCGGCCAGCTTCGTTCATGATGTATGCGCAGTTGAACATCACATCATCGCGTTCGGCGTCGCCTATGGTGAAATCAAGCATCTCGCCGCTCTTAGGGTTCTGCACCCTTACTACCTGACGTCCGTGCTTGTCGTTGCACTCCACAAATATCGCCTCGGCTGGATGTACGACCACGGCCTCGGTGTATCCGGGATCGCGAGTCGTTGGTCCATCGGTACTGCCGCTATAAGTGGGCTTGCTGAACTTCATCAATTTGACTGTCAACATTTCTCTTGCTCCTGCTTCTCGTGTTTCTGATCATCGCTTATTTATAATCGACGTGACTTCATCGCAATACGAGTCAGATACCTTATTCAGCGCCTCAATTTGCCCGACGTGAAAGCGGTACTCGGCATAATCTTTGACTGCCATACCGACCGCCATGATGTCTTTGATACGCTCGATTTCATCCGATATGAGTTTTTTTAGCTCGCTCTCGAACTGGGTGTTGACGGTCTGCACTTAAGCCGGGCGAGCGCCGTACGCGCGCATTTTCTCCAATCTCCCTTGCCCACCACCCGCGCCCGCATCAATCGGATAATTCGTGCGTCCGCCATGCTTTCGCGCCATCGGTGGCGGACCCATCGGCGGGGCAGCGCCGGGAGGCGGCATCTGCGGCGGGGGAGCCGGGATTCCGGCCGGGCCCGGCGCGGCACCCATAGGCATCGGCGGACGCGGCGGCGGCGCACCACCACCTTGCGGGGCGATGACGATATTGACGTTCATGCCCTTCTTTGATCGGCCGCCCGAAGCGCGAGCAATGCGCCCACCTTCCGGGCGCGTGCCATCATCAATCCCGCCGCCTTTGGCTTTACCGACGCGACCGCCAGAGCACTTGGCGCAATCGCAACCTGAGCCGTGCGCGGCTTTGCCACCCGAAGCGCGCATCATCTGACCGGGGCGTGCCATTGGCATCGGGCGTCCACCGCCGGCCGGAGCCATCGGAGTCGCGGGCCTACCCATCATCGGACCGCCGACCATTTTATGAGCACGGCCTTCGCTAGCACGTCCGCCCTTTTTCATGCCGCCTATGTGCTTCTCGCCATCGCGCTCTTCGTTGGCCGACTTCATGTCGCGGTTCATGAATGCGTTCGCGGTCATGCCGCCAGAGGCGCGCGGTTTGCGGCCTGCGTGCATAACTGCTTTGGATCCGGTGACTTTGCCGCCTTTGCGGAAGGCGGGGCGGGAGACGGGGCGCGGTCCGGTTTGGATGCCGCCTTTTTCGCCCAAGGGTTCACGCCATCCCGATGCGTCTACATCGCCCTTCGGCGTGCGCGTCAAGCGCTCTGCCTTGTCTTCGGCGGCGGCTCGGGCTTTCTTGGATAGGTCTGACATCGTAGGCTCCTGAAATTACTCTGAATCTGGCGCATTCGCAACTTTTACACGCGTCGAATCCTGCCACATATACTGCCAGAAGGCTTTGTTGCGCCATTGCGATTTGAAACAGGCCAGTATCTGCAGCCAGCAATCACGTCGGCGGACATCGTAAATGTATCGGTAGAACTTCGTTGGTGTAACCGCGACAGGACCTTTGATCATCGAGGCGGCTTTGCAAATTTCCTCAAGCGATGCTTCCGTAAGATCTGTCATTTGAGACCCTTATCAACGTCTTTGATGATCTTTGAGGTGCGTTTTCCGACTTTATCCGTACTCACTTGCTTGCCCGACTCACCCGCCGTAGGAGCGCCGATAACTTTACCGGCAAGCGCAATGGCGGATTCTTTGAATTTGTCGGCACGATCCAAGTCACGGTTAGAATTCTCGATCTTCGCTTCCATTTCATGCACTGCAACCTCGCGCTCTTTCACTGCTACTTCGCGAGACTTCGAATCTGCTTCCAGTAATTTGGCCTGTGCGAGCGCCGTATCCGCTGGCGTATCGCTCGGCGGCGCTTCGGGACCGGCCGCGACGCCTTCGGCCTTTGGCTTGTAGTGGCCGACGTCGATTTTGTTCTGCGCTTCGGCGGCGGTGGCTTTTGCTTCCATCGCCTTCGCGTTTGCCTCGGTAACTTTGGCGCTCGACTCGGCAGCCTTGTTTTTCATTTCCTGCTGCATCTGAATCAACTGCGGCGGCGGCTGACCTTGCGCCTCTGGCGGAACCATGAATTGCTGGGGGTTGCTGTATCCTATTCCGCGAATCGCCGCCTTGCATATGGCGACAGGATCCATCAGGTTCGGGAACGTCGTTTGCAGTTGCGCCAAGCCCTGCAATTTCATAATTCGTTGCCCAGCCGAAGCCGTATTCGGATCCGCCTGCGGCACCAGCTCGCAGTTCTTAGCCGCCTGCAAAAATCGCTCCGTATCC